AATTTTTAAGTTGACAAATTTTTTAAATTGCTTTTGCGCGTCCCAGTCTTTTACTTTTTATGTTGGTTTTAATCAGATATTCACCGATACTAATTCGTGTGATATGAGGTATTATAATGAGCCCCATAATTGAATTTGTTTATCCAAAGCTTATCCTACATAGGAAAACTGAAGAAGGTTTTGATTGTGGTCCATTCATAAGAGATCTAGACACTGGCATTTACTATAGCAAATACGATTATGGTCAAATAATTCAAGTTTCTTTATTAGGTCTAGGTATTCGGGTAACATTGATTTACCTTTAAGGGTATTATAATAGGGGTATGATTGTTACAGATATTAAATGTTATGATGGTCCAATCTTACACAACCGGTTTGCTTATCGATATTTCCGGGACAAGTGTTTGCCAATTGGTAATATTATAGCTTTCCGGGCACCGGCTAAAGTGGAAGCAGCCGGGTTAATTGACCAAGAGGATGCATTAAACCAAGACTACATTTATAGTGAAGATATGATTCATTTTCTTTATGAGATTCCTTTGATCACGGAAAGTTTTGGAGCCATATGTTTTCAACGACTGTTTAACACCAATGTGGCCAACATCCTGAGTTCTAAATATCTCAAAGCTCCTATTGAAGTAGACGGGGATGACTTAATGGTTAATAAAGAATTTACCCAAGGGGGAGTAACCCAACAGGTTGGTAAATGTAGTGTAAGTATTGTGCATGTAAAGAATGGTGCCACCCTCGGACATACCGGAATTAATGTGGTAGCCGGAAAACGGGCACCGGCTTTTGCTTACAGTAAAAACTTGAGTGAAGCAGAAGTATCTGGGTTCATGGGCGATGTCATTAATATGTTTTATAACGTTAATGATAATATCTTTATTAGCTCGACGAAAATTATTTCCCATTGACTATTTTTGAAATCATTGATGGCATAGCTTTTTCTAAGAAAAACTTACACTTAGAAAATATTGGTGAGGAAAATAGTTTTCAACTTTTTATGGTTAACCGGTGGTTGTCTATGTTAGACCCCTCGTGTGCAAAAATTATCAATGATACTACCAACCGGTATGGGGGTGTGTTCGATAACAATACACAAAAGTATAATTTTTTAGTAAACGTACTACCCAAATATAGAAAACAAAAGATCTACTATATAAAGAAACAAGCAAGTTGATTTTTATCTAATTGACTAATAAGTGCTTGTATGAATAAGCCAAGTGTAGATCAATTACCTGTCCAAAAAAGTCTTATTGATCTAACCTCTCATTCTGCCAATACCTTTAATAGTATTTTTGTTGGGTATGATTTGGTAAACATTTTAGAAGATATTATTTTAATTGAATTTGTAGATACTGGAGGGTCTTCTAATACTATTGTAAGAAATGGTATATTAGTACCAGTAAATGCTGACACCAATGCCTGGCGAATTGGGAAAGTAATTTTATGCGGTAATGGATGTAGACTGGTTAAAAAAGACGATTACGTATGTTTTCCCAATAATATGGGAGTACCTATTGCCAATATTGATGTGGTTGGGTTTGGTACCCTAAAGATGGGAATCTTTTTAAATGAACAACGTATATTTGGTATTGTACAACCCCGTAAAGAAAATGCTAGTATCCCTGACAAGCCTAAAACCTCTTCTTCAAAACAGCGCGTGCGAAATTAAATTTACCCGGCGCCGTCCTCGCCCTGGTAAGCCTGCTTTTCGAAGAATGTTGTGCACCACAGCCCCTTTAATTCTTAACACTATTGAAGGAAGGATTACCTTGAACTACCGACCTACTTCTGGGCGGTTAAAATTTAACCCTGACCAAAAAAACCTAGCCGTGGTTTGGGATATTTTTATGCAGGATTACCGGTGTGTGAATTGTGATAGTTGTGATTTAATCACGACAATTCCGGCGGGGGAACCTTTCTGGAAATACTTCAAAGAAAACTTAATGAAACTTTCAACTGCCCAGAAAGTTAGTTATATGGAATCCTAATGACTGCAGAAGCCTTAGAACGTAGTATTAATAAGCATTTACAAAAAGAGATATCCTTTCTTTTAAATCATAAAACTTTAAAAACCGGTAAACTTATACTTTTCTGTATTAAAGATTTTTATTTGGTTTTTACGTTATCTGTAGGTAATAGTAAGAAAATATTTGAATTACCTTATCCGTTTAGCTATAAAGTAACTCCTCACAAAATTATTTTAGACTATACTTTAAAGACTTTTACCCATAATGTACCAGAAATTATTAACCTCTCTAAACTACTTGTCCATAAAAAGCCAAATAAACTTTATAATAATATTACAGAAATTGTTGAGATTCTTAAATAAGAAGGTACAATAGATTATGATTATAAATTGTGAGGTAGTACTAGACAAACATAAATCGACGAATAAGATTTATTTTGACAAAAAACTAAAGCACTTTACCAATCAAGTTAAACGGTGTGGGGTATTAGAAGAAATCAGATTGAAACGAAGCTTTATGAAACCCTCACAAAGACGTAAGCTTTCCAAACAAATCTCTGCCCAAAAGTGGAAGTATTATTAATCTACTCTTTTTAATTTGATAAATAATGGGTGAGGAATCAAAGCTATAACTTCGAGGTCAAAGACCTCATTATTAACTTTCTTGCCGCCTTTGATAATGTAGTAATTAAACGGTTTGATAAGAATAGAAACCCCCTTACCTCTCAACAAGTTCGGTATATATATGCTCCCAAACAACGGGTAATATTTGATTTAGTTAATCCCGCACAAAACGTAACACTACCGGTGGTGAGTATAACCATTGGAAGCATTACCCGAGACAATACAAGGGTGTTTAATAAAAATGCGGGGTTTTATGCACACGGTTCAGGCACGGAAACTAACCCCACAAAAAGAACATTTTATTACAGAACCCCTGTACCAGTAAACGTAGAAGTAAAAATGAGTATCTTAACTCGGTACCAAACAGACATGGATCAAATTTTAAGTAATTTTGTTCCATATAATAATCCTTATATAATATTAAGTTGGACAGTTCCCAAAGGGTATGATTTACCATACACCCAGGAAATACGATCAGAAGTTTTATGGAGTGGTAATGTAGGATTAGAATACCCCACAGATATTAACGGACAACAAAAAGCTTTAATTATTGCCAATACTAATTTTACTATTAAAGGATTTATATTCCCCGAGGCCGTTGACCCTGTAAACAACATATTCCGTATTGATGTAAGTATGACCGCAGTTAGCGGTGGTACTAATCTGGAATATGGAAGTTACTCTCAACTACAATCACAAGTTGTCACAGATGTGGAGGCCCTATCTGGGTATTATAATACCGATACATTCTCGGTTTCAGGAAGACCTATTATAACGGGTGTTAAGCTCTTTACCCCTCTTAATCCATAATATGAGTATTCAAATTCCTGTTAATTCTACCGGACGGTTTATTTCTTTGGAAGGTGATATGTTTGATTATCAAACCGGAAACGGTTTGTATCTAAGTTCTAATAAGTTTGATGGTACTCAAGGTTACTATGATTTTTATAGTACGGTAAAAAGTGTAAGTAGTCAAAACCCCCCGTTTAGTGCATACCCAGTTTCTAACTATCAGATATTTACTAATAATACCTTACATTTTGAATTGTCAAGTTTTAGCCAACCACAAAAATTAGATATAATCTTTGCCAACAGTGCCGGTTATAGAAAGGCGTCTTCAGGAAAAAGATTCACCTTTATAGAAATAGTTTCTGGAAATAGTTGATCTGGTAGGTCTAGAGAATATATATTAGATATGAGCGACAATGTAATTGATGTGGAAACAGTAGAGACGGAACTTACTATTACCCCCGAGGAAAGGGCTAAGGTTGCTTTGGTTAAGCAGACTATTGAAAACGTTCTCAAAGAACAAGATGTAGCTCTTATTCCAATTACGTTTATTAGTGGGGATAAGGTAGCCAGCCGTATTGATCTTCTTCCCAATCGTATTGCCAATAGAAAAACTAATTCTTAATTTTTAGTTTGTGCTATCTTTGGTACTGGTATACTAAATAATCCTATGTACCGGTCGTTTAATGATTTTAGTATACTATACCCTACGGGTTCGGATTTTTTAATTGGTTTTAGACCTTTTCAAGGTGAGTTTAAGATTGATTTAAATACTCTTTCTAAGATTCTAAG